GCGAAAAATAATAGTGTTTTAATTTGATTATTAGTAAGTAATTATAAGTTAGGTAAGAAAGGACTACTCAATCCTTCCTAAAACTGATCTGGCTAGTTGACAAAACAAATTCCTAAAAAGGAACTCGGTAAGGGTACCGTGTCTTTTTCTCTCAATCTGTCACCGAAAGACCCACCATAGGTCCCGGCCGTTATAAAATAGAAGAGAAATGCATGTTGCTCTACATAAGTGTCCAGTTGCCACTGGACTCCCTCATTTGTAAGGATTCGGGATGTTCCTTCTTTGTTTTATAATTGACCCATGATTACTCATAGGCCAACCTCACCTCATCCAAAAGTTCGGAATATGGAGGGAGGTAGTATCCGTTCCACTTAATGTGAAACTCGGATTTATCATCCAAGGAACCTTCTTGTAGTAATTTAATACTGCTACAAAATTCGTCATAATACTCTGGTCCATGAAGCAATGCTTCACGGGTCTGAGATTTTACAAATTCAGAAAACTGTTGCTGGAAGGTCAATGGAGTGTTCTTGGGACGAACCCAATAATAAAAACATTTAGTAATAGATACTTTCTCGATCGGTCCAACAATGCCCAAATCTGGATGTTCACGAAATGAGCGTTTCAAGAAAGAAATATCATCAATAGACTGATATGGTACAGAATCAGCCTCTTTGTCTGCCATGGTGTATTTGATACCCCATCTGGCGAAAACAGCTTGAATGGTAGTGTGGTTATACTTCGGAATCTTGTCTGAGACTCCTAATGCATTATCATCACCATATGTAGCTAAACGCACAAATTCTCGAAAGATAGGATTCGACATTAATGGATATTCTTCATCCATAATTACGAAAAACACCATGCGCATCAAAAGACTATTGACAATACTATTGATTTCGACGGTTAACGGCTCACCAGAAGGTTGACCGTTGGCCATCCTAAGTACATGGCCATCCCAAAACAAGGTTGGTGAAACTACAGAGGAGAGAGCTCCACGAAGAAATTGCAGATCAGATTCTGACATGCCACCTCGTCGGGCTAACTCAACAAGAATCCACGCAGCCTTATCTAAGAGTGCTTTTGGTAATTGAGTGTCGTAACCTGAAAAGTCACCACACACAAAATTCTTGTATTCTCCATCCTTGCTCAGGAAGTCATGTAATTTCTTCCAATCACGACTCTGTGCTGAAACTCCAACAAAACACTCACTAAGTGCTTGGCTTCGTCGGAGTACATGTTTCAATGGAATAATACCACGAGTCATGTTAAGAAAAAATGCCATGTCATTAGAATAGAAGGAACGAGTCTTCTCCTCTGCTTTCTGCAAAGGAAGTAACTCATTGGTCTTCGAGCAACGCTTGAACGGATCAAAAGTACCACGTCCTGCACGCCATTCCAA